AGAGGCCCCGTAGGTTCTGGTAAATCTGTTAGCTGCTGCGTTGAAGTGTTTCGCCGCGCCCTTGAGCAGAAGAAAGCATCTGATGGAATACGTCATAGTCGATGGGCAATTATTAGAAACACCAATCCCCAGCTTAGAACTACTACAATCAAGACTTGGTTAGATTGGTTTCCCGAAGCAGATTGGGGTAAGTTCACTTGGTCTGTGCCATATACCCACCACATAAAAAAAGGTGACATAGACCTTGAGGTTCTTTTCTTAGCTCTTGATAGGCCAGAAGATGTTAAAAAACTATTATCTCTTGAGCTTACTGGTGTCTGGATTAATGAGGCGCGTGAGCTTCCGAAAAGTATTATTGATGCCTGCACAATGCGTGTTGGTCGTTACCCTTCAATGCGTGATGGTGGCCCTTCTTGGACTGGCGTTATTGCCGATACCAATGCTCCTGAAGAAGATCACTGGTGGCCGATCATGGCTGGAGAGGTTCCAGTGCCGGATCATATTCCGCGTGAGCAAGCTAAGATGCTGGTTAAACCAGACAACTGGAAGTTCTTTACGCAGCCCTCTGGAATGGTCGAGGCCAGAGACGAAGACGGGGAAATAAAGGACTACGTTCCTAACTCTAATGCCGAGAACACTAAGAACATGATGAAGTCTTACTATCCAAACCTTATTCAAGGTAAGACTAAAAGCTGGATTGATGTATATGTGATGAATAGATTGGGCCACATTCAAGACGGAAAGCCTGTGTATCCTATGTTTGCACCAGAAATCCATGTAGCTGATGAAGAAATACCAGTAGCAGCAGGGGTTCCTGTTTATGTTGGCGTTGACTTTGGGCTTACACCAGCAGCCGTATTTGGTCAGAAGATACGAGGACGCTGGTTCTTACAGTCAGAGATCGTAGCTATTGACATGGGCATAGTGAGATTTGCCGAAGTTATGAGGAATGAACTATCTACACGTTATGCTGCTGCGGGAGATGTTATTATATATGGCGATCCTGCTGGTGACTTTAGAGCGCAGACTGATGAATCCACACCCTTTCACATTCTGCGTGGTGCTGGCTTGAAGGCGTTTCCAGCGCCCTCCAACTCTGTTGATCTTCGACTTGAAGCTGTCTCTTCCCAGCTAACCAAGATGTCCGAAGGTAAGCCAGTGCTTTTAATTGATAGGCGATGCCCACAGCTTATCAAAGGATTTGAAGGTGGGTATGCCTACAAGCGTATGGAAGTATCAGGTGAGCGTTATGCAGATAAACCTGACAAGAATATGTTTAGCCACGTTCACGATGCAGCGCAGTACCTATTTCTAGGTGCTGGTGAGGGTAGAGCCTTGATGAACTCACAGAAACCAGCAGTACCAGTAGTAGCAAAACGTAGCTTTGATGTATTCAATAGGGGCGGTAGCTCAAGAAAGAAGCCTAGCTTCTGGGCAAGGATGTAGTTTTCCATTGATGTTTTGTGGTTTTTGTGCTTACGAAGAATAAACAAAGGAGATCGCTATGTGTTTTGGCCCTAGCTCATCAGCAAAACAAGCCTCGGCTGAACAGCGTGTAGAAGCTGACGATTTAGAACGTGAGGAAATAGAGGATCGCGCAGAGCAAAAGCGCGAAGATATTTCTGATGTACTAACAAGAAGGAAAACTAAAGGCACTCGTAGGTCTTTATTCTCTGGTGGGCGTCAAGGATTTCTAGGTAGGTTTGACTAATGGCTGATGATCCAATCGCAAAGCAATACATTGCAAGCTATGTAAAAGCCAAAGCATTTCGTGAGAACTGGGTTCCGTTGTTTGAAGAGTGCTATGAGTATGCACTTCCACAGCGTGAGTCATTCTACCATGAAGAAGCTGGGCAGCGCAGGGACGATAGGATCTTTGACGAAACAGCAGTCGTAGGTGTTCAAGAGTTTGCTAGTCGCTTACAGTCTGGCATTGTTCCTAACTTTGCACGATGGGCTGACCTTATGGCTGGTAGCGAAGTTCCTGTTGAGCAGCGCGAAGAAGTCAACAATGAGCTAGACGAAGTTACTGAGTATGTATTCGAGGTTCTTCAGAACTCTAACTTCAGCCAAGAAGTGCATGAGTCTTTTATGGATCTAGCTGTTGGTACTGGTGTGTTGTGCGTTGAAGAAGGTGACTCAATTAATCCAGTAAGCTTCTCTGCAATCCCATTACCACACGTTGTGCTAGACACTGGCCCTGACGATAAGATCGACCACGTTTACAGAGAGCGCAAGAAAGTAAAGTTTGACCACTTGCAGCTTATGTATCCGAACGGAAAGTTTAACGATCAAGTTCTTTCGTTTATGGGATCAGGTAGAGAAACAACTGTACTTGAGGTAGTTTGCCGAGACTATTCTAAGAAAAATCAAGAAGCATACTTTCACTATGCTATCTGCATGACAACTAAATCCTGTATATATTCTAAAGAGATGAACGGAATTGGGTCAAATCCCTTTGTCTGCTTCCGCTGGTCTAAGTGTGCTGGTGAAGTCTATGGCCGTGGCCCACTTATCAATGCGCTATCAGCTATTAAAACAACAAATCTTACCATAGAACTAATCCTTGAAAATGCTCAGATGTCTATCTCTGGCATATACCAAATGGAAGATGATGGCGTTATTAACCCTGATACCATCAACCTCGTTCCAGGATCTATCATTCCAAAAGCTATGGGTTCTGCTGGATTACAGCCAATACAATCTGCTGGTAGGTTCGATGTAGCACAGCTTGTTTTGTCTGACATGAGGCTGAATATTAAGCGCGCACTTTACAATGATATGCTTGGTAATCCTGACAAGACACCAGCTTCTGCTACTGAGGTAGCTGAAAGAATGGCTGACCTGTCTCGCAGAATGGGGTCTGCATTTGGTAGATTGCAAGCCGAGCTTGTGCAGCCCGTACTGCAAAGGGTTATATACATACTTAAAAAGCAGGGACGCATTGAAGTTCCAACAGTTAATGGCAGGGAAGTAAAGGTACGCTCTGTATCTCCGCTTGCTCAAGCCCAAGCTAATCAAGACATCTCAAGTGTAGCTCGTTTCCTAGAGCTAGTTGGCGGCTCGTTTGGCCCAGAGATGTTACAGTTATTGGTTGATGGAGAGCAGACAGCTATCCACTTGGCTAAGAAGTTCGGAGTTCCTGAGAGTTTAATCAGGGACGAAGATCAGCGCAAACAGATTGCAGCTATGGCTCAACAGATGGCGCAACAACAAATGCAACAACAGCAAGGACAAATGGGTGAACAGCCAGAAGGTTAATATTGGAATAGACGGGATACAACGGAAGAGTGATCTTGATAAGCAGATAAGTCACAATGTATCAAAAGTGTTTGAATCGCCAGCAGGCAAGGAAGTTATTCGTTATCTACGCTCAGTTACTATAGAAATGGTAAATGGGCCAAATGTAACTACGGAAGAGTTACGTCATATAGAAGGGCAGAGATATATCGTTGGTCTTATTGAGCAACGTATTGCCCATTCACATAGGAGTAAGAACAAATGAGTGACACACTAATGAACTCTCAATTAGGGGAAGCTGCACCAGTAGAGGCTGCACCAGCAGAAGAGCAGCGTGACTTTGTAGTTGCAGAAGATACGCAACCAGAACGCCCTGAGTGGCTACCAGAAAAATACACAAGTGGTGAAGACTTAGCCAAGGCTTACAAAGAGCTTGAGTCTAAGCTTGGTGGTAAAGAAGAAGACATACGCAATAAGCTTCTTGAAGAGATCAAGGCAGAAAGCTTTAGCGAAAGACCTGAGTCTTCTGGCGATTACCAGTTACCTGAGTCTGTAGATGAAGAGCTTGCTGTTGATAACGACCTACTTAAGTGGTGGTCTGAACATTCTTTTGAGAATGGCTACAGCCAAGACGAGTTTAAGAAAGGCATAGAGATGTATGCCGAAGCCGTGAATGGCGCACAGCCAGACATGGATGCTGAGTCAGCAAAGCTTGGTGATAACGCAAACGACAGGATACAAGCTGCTTCTATGTTTGCAACCAAGTTCTTTCCTGAGGATGCAATGCCAGCTATTGAAAGAATGTGCGAAACCCATGAGGGTATCATTGCTCTTGAGTCTGTAATGGAAGCAATGAAGGATGGTTCCTTTGCTGGTAGCGGACAAGGAAGCGCTGGTGCAACAGAACAAGAACTTAGGGAGATGATGAATGACCCAAGATATTGGAAAGATCGCGACCCACATTACATCAAACAAGTTACCGATGGGTTCCAGCAAATATACAGATGAAGTTAGAATAATAAGACGGGGCCAGTATTATCTGACCCCGTTTACAACCGACCACATAGATGAAGTAGTTGAGCATCTAAGTAAAGAAAGCCGCAGAGAGCTAAAGCTTCTTGGGCATTTAGACATTCCTCAAGCAATAGAAGAGATGCAGAAATACTCCGAGTGTTACATTGCTAGGAAGGAAGACGAAACATTCCTAGCTGTTGGCGGTCTTTGGTATGACGGAGATCAAGACTTCCCGCAAATGTTTGCTATGTTTTCTAATAATATTAAGGGAAACTTCAATGCGATGGCGCGTGGTTCTCTGATGTTTGTTAAGTTCTTTGACAGCACACAGACCCATATGAGCATGACCATACTGGCTGATTATGAGTTCATGTTAAATTGGGCAAGCTGGCTAGGGTTTGAGGCAATGGGTGTTTCGACAGTCGGCCCAAACAAATATGTTGATTTTGTACGTTGCAATCCAAACGAAAATAGTGTTAGGGATGGATCACTACGGCCCGTTACGCACTGAAAGGCCCGAAAGGATACCCTTGTTGAAGTGAAAGAGTGGATACCCGTGTAACTGTAACTTCAAATTAGGA